GGTTGCCTTCTTTGAGTCCGACTGTGTAACCGACCACAAATCCTAAAAAGACTCCTAATAGTAGCCAAGCGGCCACTTCTCCCATTGTGTACATTTTGCTCCCGTTTCAGAGAGCTACTGCACTTCGCTCCCTGTTGAAAGAATGAAGCAAAGATCTGACAAGGTCAAGGATTAGGCGTAGTTTTGGGCGTGTCGCTAGGCGTTTTGTCCTTTAGCCCGTTAGAGGCAAGTACGCCGCCAAGTGATCCAGTCAAGAAAATGGCCAGCGTTTTAAGTAGGTCAATAAAAGCTGCGTCATTTGGAGCTTGAGCCGATACCGGTTGAGTCACAAAAATCAAAGCATAGGTAATCCCTAGCGTAACAATTAAAAAAACTATCGAAAGAGTCATGCCAATAAACAAAATTAACCGGGCTTTGATCTCCTCTGGCGATAAACGCTTTTGGTATCTACGGTGATTTTGGTTGTGGTTTAACAATGTCTCCAAGTAAGTCCTCTGTGCAGACACCTTGCGCTTCGCACCTTGGTCGTTGACATTCATCATTCTCCCAATTTTCAAATTCTTGGCATGGATAACGTGTATAGCCCTGATAAGAGCAAGCGGACAGCGCCAGCAAAAGGCATAATGCCAGCGCTGCCGCTTGCAATTTTAAGATCACTTGCGGCCATAGACCGTATCTTTAGGATTTAACCAGCGCATAAGTACCGGCACGACAGCTGCAAGACCAGCCGACAAAATCGCTTTAGGATCTGTGACACCTGCCATGTACACTGCAAGACTTGCCGCGATAAATGATCGAGCATAGCTTGCCACCATAGGTTTTAATTCGTTCATTTCTTTTTCTCCTTGACAGCCGTTTTCGGCAGCTGTACTACAGGAAATTCTCCAGCATATTCTGTGTATTTTGGCCTACCGAAACCAACAATTTCCTTGCCAAGGTAGCGCTGTTTAAGCATCACCATTCCGCCATTGCGTTGATCGCCAGTGCCAGAAGTGTTGCCTTCTATGCACCATACGCTGGTTTTGCCAATACTTACCACAATTCCAATGTGGCTAATTCGATCAACACCGTCGTGTGGAAAGTCCATAAAACAAAGATCGCCAAGCTTCGGAACTGTGTGCCAGCGTCCAAGATTTTTCATTCTTTCAGCGCCGGCAGCTGTACTAACCATGCTCGAAATCTTTACACCAGCTTCATTTGCACACCAATTTACAAAAGATCCGCACCAAGGCAATCCGTCGGCTTTTGTATATTTGCCATATTTTGTCAGGTTGTTGCCAGTTTCGACTGTGCCAATTTCTGCTAAGGCAACCTCGATTACAGCTGCGGCTGTACCTTGAGGATAAGTCATTTTCTAGCCTTTATGATTTGCAACCACTTGAGTTGCTTTTGCTTTATCTGTGGCCGCAATGTCCAAAAACAAATTGCCTTCACCGTCAATAACTGGCGCAATAGTTCTTGATAAATCGGCAGCAACGCTGACGCCAGCCGCTTTAAGTTCCTCAATAAGAATTGCGCCGTCTAGATTTTCTGGTTTAATAAATTTAATCATTTACGCTCCTAAGTAAGTGGCTGAGAAATAAGACTCTGTTGTATTGCAGCTTATATCTAAACTGCCGCCAGAATTTTGAAATCCTGCTATTTCAATGTAATCATTGACAGCTAAATCTAAAACTTCGTTGTAAACAAATGCAGTGTCACCAACGCCATTTGCTGCAACGACAGCATTGACAAGAAAAGTGCCATTTAAATTTAATCTTATTTGTCTTTGTCCTGTCGCGTTTCCAATGTAATGCAATAAACAAGCTACTTGATATTTGCCAGCCTTTCCCGAAGGTATTGTTATGCGAGAAGAGTTTGTTGTGTTGTCATGATATGAGTTAGTGTCAAAGGCTTCACTGTTCCAATTTAATACTGTAACTGTGTTATTTGTTAATGTGATACCAGAAAGAGTTGATCTGGCTTTAACGCCAACAAAAGAAGCTCCACCAGCCGCAGCTGCCCATTTCATTCCAGTTGCCTCAGCTGAGTCAGCAGTCAAAACTGTTCCGTTTGCTCCAACACCTAATCGAGCGTCCACTGTTGTAAAAGTAAATAAATCACCTTTAGTTGTTAAAGGTGTCTGATCAGTCGGAGTGACCCAGGTAAATGCCATATTTGTTCCAGAAGTTTTTGACAAAACTTGACCAGTAGTTCCACCAAGCAAATATTGCAAAGATGTATCGACACCTTGACCAAAAACGTTAAAATCCGCCGGTAAGTCCGTAACCAAATCGGTCGCAGTCGGCATGACCCAGCCGAAATGTGTTGTTGGATTAGCCATTTATTTCTCCTTTTTAAGCCACCACTAGGGCGTGTTCCCAGTCAAGTGTGCCAGAAATTGTGTTCCATTGCTCCGACACACTGACGTCTTGCCATTGCATTGCCTGCAAAGAAAACGCCAGAGGTGACATTGACAATGTAATGTCTAATTGGTTGTAACTAGCTCTAAAAGTCCAGCCTTCAACAAAGCCCAAGAAATTGCCAGCGGCCATGTTAGGCGGCAAGTCTGACAGCGATATTGGCTGACCCATAAATACATTTATCAGGCTATCTCGATCGCCGTCATCTAGCTCAGGATTTGTCAAAGCATAAGTAATCTGATCGAAAATTGGCCTTGGATAAGCGCGCAAAGATAGATAAAATGCAGCTTGTTGCTCAGCGTCAACTGTGTGTTTTATGGTTGTGGTAATGATTTGCGCAAGTCTGCCGTATAAGGTAATTGAGGCTGAATCTGTGTCATTGACTTCGTTATTGCTATTTGTGTTGTATTTAATTGTGACGTCATTGCGTAAGTCGCCAGCTCTAGTCTTAATCGTAATTCCTCGACCTAGCGCGTGATTAGCCGTCAATTCTGTGTATCCGTTAGCCGCCAGATAAATCGAGCGGTGAGTTGAGTCGGCGTAACTAATTTGGCCAGTAGCCGACTCATAAAGATAGCCAAGACCAGAGGTGGCTAAAGCTGCGACTAAGTCATAAACCACCGTTGTTGATGATGATCGTTGTGCCAGCTCATAATTGCCCGGTGTGTCAATCTCGCCTAATCCTGAGTTTTCTGCCGTTGCCCAAGTTACCGTCGGATCATAAGTCTGCCATTGCAAAGCCGCCGGAACTTCATTCCAGCTGGCAACTAGCAAATCAGTCAAGATTGTTAGAATTTGATCGCCGTCAAAATCCTGAGTCAACACTCCGTTTGTAAGGGCCTTTTGCAGCCTTGCCAAAGCGCCCAAAGCAGTAATTGTCACCTCTTGCGTGTACGCGCTTGAGCCGACCTCTGAGACGCTTACAGATATATCCACAATTGAGCCGCCAAAAATAGGTTGAAAGGCAGCTGCACTGTCTTGCACTTCAATGCTGAGCGCGTCATTTATTTCGTACTCAATAGGCACTTGATCAAAGACAATTAGCGTGATCGAGCAATAACCTGCCTGAGCCTGTTCATAGATATTTGTGCGCCCAGACGTAATGTTAAGGCTAGCCAACACCGAGTCCGTTACGTCAACGCCACTGACCTTTACACGCCAGACAGGCGACCACTGTGTCATACGGTTAGGACAAGCTGATCTGCGCCGCCTGTTCCTCTATAAAAAGAGTTATTTAAAGTGTTGACAATTGTTCTAGCTGTGCCTTCTGAGTCAATTGCCCCGTTGACCGTCAAATTTATGGTTGAGCCTTGGCCTGAGCCACTGCTTATATTTGAAGTAACAGCCTTTGATGTTACGGCTGTTTTTGCTACGTTGGCAACAACGGCGCTTGAAATAGTCGGAATTGTAATTGTTGGAATAGGTGTTGTATTTACAGTCGGGCTTGGAATGCTTGATCCAAGTACGCCTGAAATGCTGCTAAATGTTCCACCTGTTTGTGCACCACCAGCTGACACAGGTTTTAGATCAGGCAAGCCAATGTTGATTGCGTTGTAAGCCCTAATTAAAAAGTTTATTCCGTCAATTGTTCCTTGGATTAAAGTATTTATGACTTTGATTACCGATCCAATAACGCCCACGACTGCTCCGGCAATCTTGCCGACAGTCTGCAAAGCGCCGCCTAATACGTTGACAAGTACTGGCACAACGTAGGTTTGGATAAACTCAATAAATAAAATAAATGACTCTTTGTTGTCGTCAATTGCTTTTGTAATTGGTTTAAAGAAATCTGCAAATTTACCTAACGCTGGCACTACTTTGTTGATTACAAACGCGACCAGTTGTTCAATAATTGGCAGCAATTGCGCTCCGACTGATTCTTTTGCTTCGTCAAATGTAACCTTAAGCCTTTGCATTCGGCCAGCAAATGTCTCTGAGTTAGCCGCAGCTGCACCA